TTTGTTGTCTATTTTTAGCACAACATCATATAAAGGTTTGAATGGTATTCCTTGCTCTAGTGCTTTTAATTCAATATATGCTACACCTATACCACCATTTAACATCTTTTGGAATTGTACTGGGTATGTAACATAATCTGTATAATCTACGTTGTTTATTTTAAACTCTTGAATATCTATCATACGTTACTCCTTGAATTATTATAACTAGCACCTAGTCTGCTATTTACATATTTGATTTGTTGGTTTTCTAAGTTTTCTGCTAATGATAGTTGCTGTGTTTTTAACGCTAAATTTAGTCCATAGTTGGTGGCGGTCAATACTACACCTAAAATTCCACCAGCAATAGCACTTCCACCTACTGCAGAAACAAGGCTTGCTGTACCTATTGCATTTGAATATAATTCTTGCCCTAGTTGTATAGTACTCATTCCAAAATTAATTCTATCTTGTATTTCTTTTCTACCAGTTACTATTCCTACGTTTTGACTTAACGCAGTTTTAGTATTATTTATAAACGCACCTATTGTCTTGCTCGCTACAAATTGTCCTAGTCTTTGTCTTTGCTTTTCTAACTTATCACTTGGTTTACTGCTCGTTGCACTAACACCAGCACTTCCAGTTGTTCCGCCACCCTCATTCAAATATATATCTATTTTGATTTCATCAGCCATATTTTAACCCTCGTATATTCTTATGGTATGCGTACTCTTATTGTCCGTGTATGTATGTGTATAAGTTCCTATCTCTTCTGCAAAATCTACGCTATTATCTCCCCAGTATATAGTAGAATTTGCTTTTGTTGTTGTTATGCTTTCGGTGGCGGTTGTACTTGTTTGTATCTTCCACTCATCGCTATATTTTAGAACATTTGGTCTACTTTCTACTATTGAAATATTATAACCCATATTTTTTGCTATATTTAGATTAACGCTATCATCTCCAAACGTACCTATAAATCTTCTGCTAGCAAGTGGCGTTTCTACGTAAACATTTAACGCTTCATTTCCACCATTTAGTATATCATTCATTATAAGCGAAGAAACATTACCAGTCGTTGTTGGTAGCACAATATCTATAGATATTCCTTGGCTTTCTATAATTGTCTGTGAATTTTCACTACCTTTAAAATCGTACTGCTGTGCCGTTTTCTTTCTTGTTATCGTTGCAGTAGTAAAAGATATTTCTTCATTGTTTATAACTATTCTACCCTCGTTTGAATTTATACCCTCATTAAATACCGCTATATCTACGTTTAAGTACATTATCAAACAATCATTGATAAAACCTACATTGGTTCTATTGCCTATTGTTGGGTATTCAAAAGATAAAGTCATTTTGGTTACAATATCATTTTCAGTTTGGGTTACTGTTACACCATTTAATGTACTTACTATGTTTGTTAGTATATCTCTTACATCGTTTAAATTGTTACTTTCATTCTCATCACTAAACCCATTTAATTGTAAGTCTACAAACAATTTTAATTGCAACGTGTACGTGTCTAGTTTTAAATCTCTTAGTGGAACCATTGTACTGCCTATTATCTCAGCAATACCAGAAGTGTATTGTATAGGCGTTTCACCATAAGTTTTTACTTCTGCTTTTAGTTCACCCTCATCTGCATATATTTTAAAATTCTTACCATAATCACTGCCATACGTGTTTAGTAAATCAGTAAAATAATCAGCAAAATATTTGCTATTTATCATTTAACAATACCTCCAGTTATTTTTGCTATGTATTCCGCCATTATTCGTGCGTTTTTCTCTGCAAAACCATAAGTCCTATAAGTAGGGTCGTTCTCTAGTCTTCCAGCATAATAATAGTTCGCTATTTTGCCTTTTATGTTTGGTTCGTTTATAAGTACATTCTTATCTATTATTATTCTATAGTGATTATCACTTACCCAGTGTCCTTTCACTGCGTTTAATGCTAAGTGTCCAGTATCTCTTGGTGCTAATTCACGGAACTTGTTTGTGGCTTTTATAAATACATTATTCCAGTACTTTTTGTCCATTTTTAACCTGCTTTATAAATTGATAATCTTACAGTTAAATTGCCATTGTTATTAAAATATAAATAAGCACTTTCTTTGCCTTGTTCCGCTTTCTTGTTCCCATCTACATCTTTGATATAATACTTTTGACCTCTAAAATATATTATATCATCTGGTTGAAAATCTATAACACTTTTAGTTTCCCAAATTCCTACACCAGAAAAACCACTCATATTTTCTACAACATCTTTTTTGTTGTTATCATCACTAATCATTTTAAATCTAAAAAAACTATATCTGCTTCTGTTCTTGTTGCAGACCCATTTTGCAATATAGTAGTATTCTTTTTTAGGAGATATAAGACCTAACATTGTATGGTGCACCTCCTGTTACAATGGCTGGGCGTTTCCTTGTAAGTAGTCCATAATCCTTTAACACTAATTTTGCTCTCTCACCTATTGATTTTTCCATTATGTCATCATCACTTAAACCGCTTAAATTGTCTAACAAAGGGTCGCCAGTAACAATAAAACTCTCTAATTGATATTGTAAACATAATTTAAATGCTTCGTGTACTTCTTCGTTTGTTTCTATCAATTCTTGCACATAATAATAATCTTTACATTTATATCTTAAATACTCGTATATGTTATCACTTGTACGTTTTAAAGTTCTCTCTGGTAAAGTCGTTGGGTTAGTATCGAATTCATCATAAGTAAGCATTATAATATCTATTCCTAACTCGTTTTGCACATAGTCTTTCGTTAGTCTATATCTGTGCATTTTGCTATCATATATTAAATCGTTATCTTCTATCATAAAATCTCCTTTAATAAAAATTAAGAGACAAAAGCCTACCACCTCTGCCTCTTAATATTTTTATTGTTTACTACGCAAGTTTAACAACCATCTTATTATCAAGTACTTTTACGCCGTAAAGTATATCGAATGAGATTGTGTCAGTCTTAGTGTCTTGGTCATAACCAAATACTACACGTACTGCTAAACCATTTGCACTAGCAATAGAAGCGTTTGCTGCACCCATTGGAAGTTCTAGTTGTCTAGTTACTAAAGCAAGTCCATTTCTGTGGAATGCTAAAGAGTTTGGTTTTCCTAAAACTACAACTGTTGCACCGCTTAAACTTTCCATTAAAGGTTGGTCAATAGCAATAGATGCAATAGCACTGCTTGAACCAGTACCATCAGCAGTAAATCTGTATACATAACCATTGTAAATAAAACCATCACCTGCTTTGATAGTAGCAGTAGTAGTGTTAAGGTCGCTTAGTGCTACAGTGGTTGCACCTGCTGTACCAGTTACTTTGTAAGTAGTTGCAGTACCGCCAGTTTCTGCTAATGTTGCTGGAGCGTTTTGGTCCATATAAGTATCTAATGAATATACTCTACCTAGTAAAGCATCTCTTAGTGTCATATTGTCGCCAGCGTAACTTACCTTTGAAAGGTTGTCAGTTAAAGCATATTTATACTTGTGTTCTGGTGATAATACTAATCTACGGTTGTCTACTGGAACTTTGTTTACATCTAAGTTCTTTGAAATGTTAGCAATATCTGCTAGGTTTGTTGGGTTTGCAGTTGCAGAAACGGTCTTTCCAGCACCTTCTACACCTACTGCAAGCAAGTCTTCATCAACTGCTTGTGCTAATGCACGCATAGCAGGAGCAATTACTTGTTCGCTAAAATCTTTAATATCTAGTGTAAGTTCTTTACTTGAAACGTTTACAGAAACATCACGTAATCTATCTAGTTTAATTGTTGCACTGCCTTCTGTAATATCTTGTGCTGAGATGTGTCCAGTAAAGTTTTTTGCAGTGAATTTAGCAGGTTTACGAATTGTGATAGTATCGCCAACTTTTGCAAATTCATCGCTGTAATCTCTGTGTACTAGGTCTGCCATAACTAGGTTGTTCTCTAGTACCATTAATGCTTCCTTAGCAATTATGCTAGGAGTTAAAAGTGTGTTTGACATTTATAAAATTCTCCTTAATTAATTATCTTTTCGCCAATTCTTGTACTCTTCATAACTCATATTTTGCACGTCTGCAGTCTTAGGAGTTACTCCGTTGTTTGTTGTTGCCTTGGCTCCTTGGTCTGTTTCGGTAATCTTGTATTGTTTAGCGTGGGCTTCTAAGTTTTCCAATAACTCATTACCATTTGTAATCTTATCTTCATCACTAAATTCTGGTTTTAATTTAGAAGTTATATAATTTAAAAGTATATCATCGTGTGAATATTTATTATCTTCTAAAAACTTTGTAAGTATGCTGTTGTGCTTATCTTCTAACAATCTCTTTTCGTTGTCAAGTTTATACTGTCTCAACGCTTCAATCTCTTGCACATTGAACTTCGCTAACTCTTCTTGTTTTAGTTTCAAATTATTTTCACCCTCAGCAATTTTTGCTTGCAAATTTTCGTTTTCTTTCTTAAACTTTTGTATATCATTGTCATTTGCAATATTAATCGCAGTTACGAAGTCTTTTAATTTGTCCTCCTCTAATTCAATTCCTGCATTCTTTAATGCTTCTAAAATTACATCTTTTTTCATATTTCTAAAAATCTCCTCTGGGCTTTTTGAGTGGTTGCCTATCACTATGATTTAATTTTTATACTTCTAATATATCATATATTTTTCGCTTTGTCAAGCAATTATGCATATTTATTCATAATTTATGTATATTATTCATTTTTTATGCGTTTTATACCACTTCTCATAGTACATCTGCAATTTATTACATTGCCAGCAGTTCCATTTGGGTCGCCAGGGTACATAAGTTTTTCACCACCAACATTAAATGGTTCATCTAATGGCACTTGTTGTCCGTTTGCATCTTTATGTGCTGTTCGTGTTTTATTATCTCCAACCGCCACCCATTCTTTGTAAACAACAAAACCTTTATCTTCTAAACTACTATAAGCGTCTAATCTTCCAACATTCTCAAATCGTGTTGTTTCAGTCCTTGCTATACGTACTATATCATATAACCTTAATTCTGCTATCTTCTTTAGTTCTTTTGTAAATTGTAAAGCATTATCACCACGCATAATAGATTTAATTATTTGTGAGCCTATTTCACGCCTTAATTCACTTGCGTACTTTATATTGTCTATTGCTATTGCATCAAACGGCGAAGTTACCTTTTCTCTAACTTCGGTTTTTGTGTTATAATCATAATCAATAACATCTTCTGCATTATCAATAAAGGTACTTAATAATACCGCTAACTCATCTATTCCGTGCTTGTAATTTACTTTGTATATGTTATACATTTCATTGTTTACATTTTTTATTGCTTCCGTTCCTGCTTCTGCTAGTATGTTAGCAAATTCTTTTTGTATGTTATCTATTCTACCATATTTTAGTGCTTCATTGTACCTTTCTATAGGTGTCATATTTTTTGTAAAGTCTATTTTATTGTATATCTCTAAAATACTTTTTTTAGCATCTTTATAATATGCAGTGTAAATATCTTTTAAACTTGCTTCTAAACTATGCAATATTTTATCGGTTTCTCTATGTGCTTTGTCTACCATATAAAACCACCTTTAACCTTTATTCTTCTTCATCATCACTTATAAGCGAAAAAGAACTAGACCTTTCATTTTGTATGCGTTCCATTTCTTTTTCCCAGTCATCTACTATGTTTAACCTTTGTAGTTGTTTTAGCATTGTTTCTTGGCTTATATCGTTTCTAATCTTTACTAAGTTGTCTATTGTTTCAGTTGTGTTGTTTATCAATAGTTTTGTAAAGTCTATAGTAAAATCAAATTCTTCATTGTGGTATTCTTTGTATAATTCAATGGTTCTTTCTAACGCTTCGTTCTCAAACCATTCAAAATCACTTACACGCTGTTCTAGTTTCATTGTTGCTGCCTTGATGGCGGTTGTAGTTAATTGTGTTGCTACTAAACCTGTACTATCTATAACACCACTTTCTTCTACTATTTGTTGCTTTAATAATTCAACTGCTTTATTGCGTGCTTCGTGAGGTATACTAAATTGCTCTGGAGTAGCACTTTCCGCAAAAATTCTCTTGGTCTTGTTTATATTTGCGAAGAAGTCCGTGTAATCATCTTCACTCATTCCGCCACCCATTTGTGATTTTATAACCCAGAATACATCGCTAAAATCTTCTATGTTATTTATAAAGCCACTCTCTACTAAGTCTATTGTATCTATCTTTGCTCTTAAACTTGGTGTTAAATCGCTCTTTGCTTCTCTATTGTTTCTAAATTCTATAATAGGTAAACTACTCATTCCTATGTTTTTAATTTCACTAAATACTGCACTTGATTTAGTTTTGAATTTGTATGCGGTTAGTTTTTGCTTAACTTCAATTTTCATTCCTACTTTTTCGTAAATAGTTAAACCTTCTTCGGTGTATACTTCTGCAACCATACTACGCTTAGAATAATTAAACTCACCTAAAATCTCTATAAACCTTATTAACGCTCTTAACACGCCAGTAACATTGTCATAGAATGGAATACTATTCACGGTGTCGAACACTGTTAAATTGCCCTCTATATCTTCGTAAATAAACGCTCTACCGCAAATGCTCGCTTCAGTAGATGCAACCTTGTACGCATAACCTAATTGTTTTCTAAACTTCTCGCTTAATGCGTTTTCACTCTCAGTGTTTATTGTTGGTGCTTCATTGTTTAGTGTGTTTACCTTTTGTGAGACAATATCGTGGAATATACCATACGCAATTCTATTGTTTGCAACAAATGGGTTCTTAACTAATTGATTTACTCTTTGTGGTTGTCCGTTTCCGTTTAATATAGGTGTTCCGTTGCGGTCGGTTACTATTCTATCACTCCAGTATGTTCTATCTGGTAAGTGTAAGATAGTCCAGTTCTCGCCATTGTAGTAACTTTTGTTTTGTATGCAGTAGTCCCTATAACTGCTAACTCTAAATCTGTTTATTAAATTGAATACATCTTTTGGTTCTTTAATTCTGTTCTCAAAATCAAATTGATAACTTGCCATTTCTCTCTCCTTTTAAAAACCGCTTCTATATGCTGGTCGCCTTAATCTTTCTATACTATATCTTAGTGCAGCCATAGCATCATCTTCAAAATCTACTGGCTCATCTAAATATGTGTTACTTTTGGTGTCTAATTTCCACCTATAATTTTGTATTTCTTTAATTGTGTTTACACAGTCTGGGTGTATGTATATTGTACGCTTAACAACTTCATCTTTACTTATATTGCCCTTTAACCAATCTATTTGGGCTTTAACACTACTATTTGCACCGCCTTTATTTACCCCACTTGCTCTATAATAACCTGCTTTTTGTAACATTGCTATACGGTCTGGTTCTGCACTATCACACCATAACTCTATATCTCTCCGCCACCTTTCTAAATTCATTTGTTGAATTATCTCAGTCATATCTTTTTCACGCTCGTATAGTTCTCTGCATATATAAATATCATTATCTTTAAATGCAACATCTAATAATGCAGTATAGTGATTGTAACCAAAGTCCATACCATAATACCTTACAGTAAATGCATCTTTGTTAAATTCTTTAACGCATATATTCTTAAATATTATACCACCTAAACTTCCCCACTCACCTAAAGCATACACTGCGTAACCCTCTGGGTCAAGTTCTTTTCTCTTTTCCATTCGCTTGTGATATTCTGCATCTACAAACCTATTATCTTTGTATGTACTTTGATTTACCATTGCATCTGGGTCTACAAAATCAAAAAACCTACGCTTTATCCAACTTGTAGCACTTACTGGGTTAAATGTAAGATTTATCTGATAAAATAAATTACTAT